TAAAACTGCTGCAACTTTCGGCTAGTTCAGGATTAAGACAATTAAACGCAAAGTTATACGGATCATTATCAAAATACTCTGTCATTTCTTGTTTATCAAGATATACACTAACTTTTAAGTCTGTTCCTCTTTTTGTATAGTCTAACCCTATAGCATCAACTAACTCTAGATAATCAATATCTAGAGTGAAGATGACTTTTTTTAAGTCGGATGTTTCCATTGTTTTAATTTAGTAATTGATTAATTAAGTTTTCTTTTTCTAATTGCTTACACGCTAGGGATTGACTCCCCAACGTGTCACAATCTGATTTGGTCATTTTCTGTAATGAATGACTAACTGATGTAAAAATTACCAGCATAAAAAGTAAATAATAAAATGTTGCTTTTATCATTTGATGCCTAGTTCCTTTTTATACATGATCCTAGTTAGCAAACTTAAATTTTGCTCACCTAGAATCTCCTCACTCCTTGCACATAGGAGTTTGTAGGTTACTGGATCAACAGTAACCTTAATTTGAATAGTTGTATTCTTCTTGGTTTTCATTACTTGCTTACCTCACTTGTATTAAGGTTATTAACTAAATATCTAGCTAGCTCATCTTTTAAACTATCGTCTTTTGATTCTTCAATCTTGTTAACGATAACTTTAAAGACTTCAGTTAAAAATTCTTTATCTGTTGAATAAGTACTAGATAGCATTTGAAAACTAGATACAATGTCTTTTTTAATTTGCTTATTATCTAAATTGATATGCATTACTTTTGACTCATTGCTGATGTCTAAGAAAGAACTATATGAACCAAAAGCAAAATTAATTTTGAGTTGTTCAGTGTCTAGCGTTTGAACATCGCTAGTTGGGAATAAATTAATTGAGTTCATTTTTCTGGTATGAAAGTTGAATAATTTTTATTTGTATTTAGTTAAGCGATTTGTAAATTAAAAAGATAGAAACAATTATTTTCTAAGCTAGAGAATTTTACAGTTCCTAAAGTCATAATTTAAAAATTTACTTAACTTAATTTTATTATAGCAAAAAATAGTAAACAAGTAAATAAAGATATTAAAAAGTGCAAATAATTTATTTTTTTAGACTGCTATGGACTCTAAGTATAAAAATTTTACTTTCTTAGATTTCTTTAGACTTTTATGGACTGCTAGTTCAATATTTGGACTCTATGAGCTTTCTATGGACTTCAAAAGACTTTTATGGACTTGGGGGGACTGTAGGTACAAAAAATTTTTTTAGGGCACTGGCGGGGAACTTAAATATATTCTGACTAATTTTTTGGTTCAACTTTTATAGAAAGTTCTGGAGCTTGAATATTAACTGTTTCTACGGATTCGCCAATTACTTTACCGAGAGAATCTAGTATTTGTGCTGCTGTTTGTAATTGACCTTTTTTGACAGCTTTGTTGAATAGGCGGATTCTCATTGCTTGAAGGCGAGGGAGAAGAGCTTCTCTATCTTTTTCCCAATCTTCATTATTCCAAACTTTAACTCTGTCCCAATCTAGCCAGGCGGTAGTTTCAGAGATATTTTCAATTGAAGCGTGTTCTATAACTAATTGGCGAGTAGTTTTACCTTCAAGCTGTCTAGCATATAGTCTTTGAGAGCGTTTTAAGACATCTGATATTGTGGAACGAGTTCTTTTTTTAGGAGGATTAGCGAGAGGATTATTTAATATGTTTTCAGGAAAAGTAGAGGAAGCCACAAACTTAAAAGTAAGTAAATAGGCTATAAAGGAGGGGTATGAGTTGTATTTTTTGTTAATTTTATGGCTGTCAGTGAAAAAAAGAAGAATGAGATAAGTTTGCGGTATGCACAGGGGGAAGTATTTAATAGTGATAAGAGGTTTAGGGTATTGGTAGCTGGAAGAAGATTTGGTAAAAGCTATCTTTCTTGTATTGAACTATTAAGAGGAGCTATAAATCGTCCTGGGGAGGTTTATTTCTATTGTGCTCCTACTTATCGGATGGCAAAAGATATTGCATGGAAGGAATTGAAGAGATTGACACCTAAAGTATGGATTCAAAGTAAGAATGAGACTGATTTAAGGCTGGAGTTGATAAATGGATCAACTATTGAATTGAAAGGTACTGAAAATGCGATGGCATTGAGGGGTAGGAGTCTTGCTGGTGTTGTGTTGGATGAAGCTGCGTTTATGGATCGTGACGTTTGGGCTGAAGTAATAAGACCTGCATTAGCCGATAAACAAGGCTGGGCACTGTTTATTAGTACACCAGATGGAACTGCGAGTTGGTTTTATGATATGTGGTGTTATTGCGGAGAAAAGGAATGGGATGATTGGGGAAGATGGAGTTTTACTACGATAGAGGGGGGTAATGTTGTAAAAGAGGAAGTTGAAGCTGCTAGAAGTCAATTAGATGCGAGGACATTCAGACAGGAATTTGAGGCAAGTTTTGAAAATCTTACTGGATTAGTGGCTGTTAGTTTTGGTGATGACAATATTGATAAAGAAGTAGCAGATTTACACATGCTTCCTTTGTTAATCGGTTTAGATTTTAACGTTGACCCTATGGCAGGAATCTGTGCGGTAAAACATAACGATACTTTATATGTTTTTGATGAAATTATGCTTACAGGAGGTGCTACTACATGGGATTTTGCGGAGGAGGTTACTAGAAGATATGGAGTTGATCGTAGGATTATTGCTTGTCCAGACCCTACTGGAAGTGCAAGAAAGACTTCTGGTGTAGGAGTAACGGATCATACGATACTTAGAAGGTCTGGTTTTACTGTTATGAGTCCTAGAAGCCCGTGGAAGATCAGAGATAA